CCTAAGCAGCAAGGTCGTAGAGAATCCAGACGTGTAGCAGATGTACTACAAACGATGGGCTGGCGTCGTCTAGTTACAAGTAGAAAAGACAAAACTACTGGACGGCAAAAGAGTGTACGAATTTGGCAACGCCCTAAGGATGATCCCTTGCCAGATGACCATATCCTAAATGACTTTTAAAAGGTAACATTATGCTTGCTAAAGATATTAAAATCGGACTACGAGTAAAGGTATTACTGAATGGTATGACTGCATTAGTAGTAGGTCAACCTGAATATTACACTCCCAAATCAAAACTAGTTCGTTTAAAGTACGAGAATAGTACAAGGTTTGAATATATGATTAATAATCGGATCGAACCGCTGCCGCTGGATCAACAGTATCCAGCAAATGGTGGTACTTATGTTAAACCTTCAAACTCTTTCTAATAATGGAATACATTGAAAATGACTGAAGCTCAACCTAGTAGAAAAGTTGGAGGCCATGCTTATGGCCGCAAGCAAAAACAAATTTCTAATACAGCCGAAGAAGGCGAGCTTTGTCTATATATAGGTCATTCAATTGGTAGATTCTCTTCTCATTCATTGAGATACGATAGTCATCAGGCCTGTACCAGATGTGTAGCTGCTGCACGTGAAGGACGTATGTCCTTAGATATTGATACTCTACTTAAAAGAAATCGTACCAAAGCTCTGAAATTCTGGAGTCAAGTAGATATAGGTGCACCTGATGAATGCTGGCTATGGAATGGCTGTATCAATAAACGTACTAAACAACCTCAATTTGCATGGAGACGACATGGCATTTCTACGTCAACACAACATCACCCGCAGCGAGTGGCTATGTGGTTTAGCTGGGGGGATCTTGGTTTTACTGGCGTTAAAACCACATGCGGTGATAAGTATTGCTGTAATCCCTTTCATCTTATTCCTCAGCATATTGGTGTATTTGTTGATCAGGATAGCTATACCGAAAGCTTTGAAATGGCTTGCCAATTACATTCATTGAAGCAGCAGATAGCAGAATTTGTTCTTGAAGAGGCTATGAAAGAAGAGGAAATTAAAGCTAATCAATTATCAAAAGATCATGATGAGCTTTTGACTGATCCAGATACTGGCTATGGTGAACGCTATGATGCAGTAATGTCTGAACTATTGGCAGGCAAACATACTACTCAAACTAATTCAATAGACGCAGAGTAACTATAATTCTCACATTTATACTTAATAACACTTATCCTTAATAAAGACTCATTATCTTATGTCAAGACGTACCGATCTACTTAAACAGCTTATAGCTTCTAAGAAATTTGGAGATGAAAAATCTCAAGAGCAAAAGTTCCTAGCTGCTACAGCTCAGCTGATTCTTACTGACCTAATTGGTCAGGCTATTAAAGGATTTGAAAAGCACGGTGCTGGCTCATTGATTCTTAATATCAATCCTAAAGATGCTAATCAAGAAGCTGTTTATGTTTCTGGTGATGATATTCAATTTGATATCGCCGCAGCTGAATCAGCAGAAGACGAGAATACACTCAAGTTTCTTCGACAGCTTATGGAAGAAGTGGATAAAAATGATTGGTCTAAAACTGTCCTCATTACACTAATTACAAATGCTGGAACAAGAACATTTGCAGTCGAAGCAGGTGGGAGCCAAGAGAGCCTCCGAGCGCTCACAAGCGAATTTACAGAATAGACTAGAAGCACAAGGGTTAAAGTTACCTTTATACCCAACTCCACAAGTAATTGAACGTGCTAGAACTGTAATGGGGTCAATCGATTTTGATCCTACATCAGATCCTATACAACAAGTACTTGTTGAAGCCACTTCAGTACCTTCTGTAGAAATCAACCCATTACATGAACATTGGCATGGTAATGTATTCGTTTCCCCCAAAGGTGCTGTACGTAATACTCGTCTATGGTTAGATAAAACAATTGATGAATATCGAAATAATCATATCAAAAGTTTTATATTTTTTACAAGTGCATCCGAGATACTAAGAGCATCTCCTGTTCTATGGGATTATCCTATATGCATTCCTTTTAAAAGAGTACGTCAGTTACGTGCTACAAAAACTGGGTCTGAACCAGTGTCTCCTTCTACTTGGAATATGATTGCATACGGTCCACCATTAGAAGCGACAGTAAATAATATTGATCGTATAAGCCTGTTCTATAGTACGTTCCGAGATATAGGTAGAGTTTTATACAATGAGTATGCTGGTGATAACTGGAATAAAGACCTTGAGTTCTATGAGGAACAAAAAGGTCGTGTCTGATGTCTAAAAGTATTCATTCTGATTTTTTATTAATGCTACCTTCAGGTATCGCTGTACATCCTTGTAGACTTATACATAGAGATGGTACATTGATGTGGAAACATGCATTTCTATATCACAATGAAATCAAATTTTTACCAAAGACACAAGCAGAAGAATCTCATATTATAAAAACTGCACAACGCTTGGAAGAATTGAATACTTGGGTGTCACATCAAATGGAACCTTGGGAATCTCTCTATCCTTACCATTGGTTTGATCCAAGTGTAGAAGAACTTAAAGATGGAATTAGTTGTTACTTTAAACATTCTTGCTTAAATAATGATACTGTATTCGATATACTTAAATCTCATATTGAAGATCACGAAGTACTAGAACAACGTGATCCATATTTATTTTTTAAAAGATGCTAAGGCTTTTCGGAAATCTCATCTAATTTACTTATTAGACGAGTAAGATACCATTGAGCTTTTTCAGCATCCTGTAATGGGTTATCCTTAAGCCATACCCGCAATAAGTATTTAAGAACCTGACCATGTAACATTCCTAATACTGGATTATCTGCATCTTGAATCGCTTCTTCAATAATCGTAATTGCCTCAGCGCTTCCTCTTGTGTAATGTGCTGGACTATTTACCGAATCAAATTTCACGCATCCTTTATCTGATCTATGCAACGTAAACTTGGCATCATATACATCCTCAGCTTCTTTTTTAAATCGATTTTCCCAATCATTTTCCCAATGCATATTTAGTCACGCTAAACTCTTTCACTACCTAATATAGGATTAAACGTATGATAATGTGACCTATGTCATCACCAAAAGGCGACCCAACATATATTAAAAATAAGGACAAATTCTTTCTTGAAGTCTGCAAATTACTAGCAAAAGCTTCAACCCATCCAATGGCTCCAGGCGGATGCGTCATGGTACGTGACCGTGAAATCATTGGAGATGGTAGAAGCCTAGTAACTAGCTGTAAGGTAGAGATAGATTGTATTGCATATGCAATTGCTACTGCCGCTAAGCGTGGTACACCTGTTGTTGGTTCTGTTATTTATAGCTCTAGATACCCATTCTCTACAGCTATATTTCAATGTTATTTAATGGGGATTAGAAAGATTGTAGTTCTTGCTCATGAGTGGGAACCTTTCTATAAAGATGAATTCAGACGTGCTGCACGCCTAGCACGCGAACTTGCAATTGCTATCGAACCATATTTTGAAGATGAAGACAAACGCTTTACGGTTAACAAGCAACCGGAGAAGATCAATGACCCGGATGCCTGGATCCACTACAACCCATTTCAACAAGACGACTTTGATCCCGAAAATGCAGAAACTATCTACGATGAAGACTCAACTCCTCTTTGACTTAGAAAGTACAGGGCTATTAAGATGTGGCTCTTCAATACACTGCGTTGTAATGCGTAGTCTAGAATTAAAAGACACACCAGTTGTCTTTGACCATAGACCAGAACGCAATTTAGATCTAGCCATTAAACAATTAGAAATGGCTGATGTAATTATTGGGCATAATATTATTAACTTTGATATACCATTGATCAAAGAGCAGTTTCCTGAATTCAATTTCACAGGAGAAGCTCTTGATACATTGGTTCTTAGTCGATTGTTCTATCCTAATATCATAGAACGTGATTATGAACGTAAACCTGATAACATGCCACAAAAACTTTATGGTCGTCATAGTCTTGAAGCATGGGGTTATCGTTTGAAATGCTTTAAAGGAGATTTTGGAAAACATGAAGGTGCTTGGGATACCTACACACCAGAAATGCTTGATTACTGTATCGGTGATACAGAAGTAACACTCAAACTTTATGAACTTCTAATGAGAAAAGTAGAAGTCTATTCTCAATAAGAATACAAAACATGACTGAAAACTATAGATACACAGCAGAATTTATACACTGGTTAAATGAATGCCCATGTAGCTGGATATGGCTACAACATGCGGAAGATAGTATTACCTACAAATTTTTCCCTACAAAAATGACTGATGAAGAATTCTACCCTGAAACACCAGAGGAGTGCGGCAATGTTTCCTGATTATGTATCACTAGAGATGCGGATGGCTGAACTAATGGCACAGCAAGAAGCATCTGGGTTCCGCTTTGATGTAGTAGCTGCTGAACGTGTTAGAGGTGAATTGGCTATAGAAGCCCAAAAACTTGAAAAAATAATTGGGACCCGATATAACTAC